AAATGATAGATAATCTAGCTACTCGGAAGTTTGATATACTTTACGAGCGACAAAATAAACCAAAAGACTAGGAGGTCTTATGACACAGGAAGAAATGACGGTAAAACGTGAAGATTTATACAAATCTTGGGGCTATGATATAGAAAAGCTACCCTTTGGAGCCCATATGTGGCTCGAACCGGAGAAAGGAACCAGACAGAACCCATATTCTGGGGTTATTGTCGAACTAGACCCGGTAGAGATGGCTATTTATGACCATACTATGATGTCTTATCACGACCATATCGAATTGGGTACGGGTGGTGATTATGCAGAAGCTAGAAAACTATACAAAGACTTCAACAAAGGCAAGAATTGGTTCATTGAGAACAATATTGAAGCCTATATGAACTTAATTGATTAGGAGATATTATGGAAATAAGCGTATATTCAAGCGACGTTAGGGACTTTGACGAGCAAGTAGAGTCATTTTTTGACATCAGACACCAGTTTAGTGCCAATATTTTTGATGATAGAGGTAAAGTTAGTTTAGAAAATTATGAGTATAGCATTGAACCTGAGACATATATGGCTGTACTGATAGACCAACAACAACAAATTGATGAACTCAGGCAGATTGTCGAGCAACTCAAGAAAAAGTCTGGTTGGGTCTCTGGCTATGATGACCACGGGTGGGATGTTCCAGACAGGGGGCTAAATTGATGAGTAATCCCAACAACAATATGAATGCTTACAAACAGGCGTTACAAATTAACAGAGACCTCAAGCGTGAGAATGACCGTCTTGAGGAGAAAATTAAAGAACTTATGGAGATAATAGAGGAGTTAGTAAATGCACAAGAAACCACTGATGAGTAGACTGTCACAGGCATATGAAGACAGTAAACTTTTATACTTTGTGACTGATGGCGAAGGTAACTGTATGCTAGACAGAGTGACACAAGTAGACGCACAGATATATGCTATGAAGAATGGTTGGTCTATCGGTAGACACGATGTGTCACCGGTGACAAACTATCAGCCAAACGAGGACTTGCCTTTTTACAATGACGACGGCACTGCTATCACTTATGAGAACAAAGACATACTCAATGAGGAGGATTTACAATGAGATGTAAGTGTTGTGATGCCTTGCTCAATGAATGGGAGTCTAAGGCAAAGGACCCTGCAGATAGAACAAAATATTTAGACTTGTGCTCTGTCTGTAGATACCATTCCAATCCTTATTCTTTCTTAGATGATGACGAGGTGATAAAAAAAGAAGATATTAATGTTGACATCGGTTGACAAATAGATTAAAATATTACTATAGATTCAATTAAAGTGATAACCATAATGATTATTACTTTTGTTGAGTCTAAAGTAGTTTGACTGTTGTGATTTCGAGTCCGTCACAGCAGTCTTTTTTTTCAGGGCTCCGAGGAAACAAACTATGATAACTAAAGGTATAGCAAAGTATGTCTATCTAGACAGTACAGAAAAATTCAATGGTGAGGATACTGGTAAGTACACACTTACTGTCGCTGTTGATGACAAAGAAGCCAAAGCACTAGAGTCGGCAGGTGTTAAGGTTCGCACTATTCAGACAGAGGACGGAGGGTCTTACAAGGCACGTAAGTTCTCCACCAAGTATCCATTGTCTTTTGATATGGTGAAGATGGCTGAGGATGGTGAATCAATCGGACACGATTTTGGAGCTGAATCAGAAGTACAGGTACTTTGGAAAGCAGGAAACGAACACCCTCAACACGGGGTCGCAACCTACCTCACTGCAGTTAAAGTATTGAAGCGTACCGAAGGGTACAAATCACAGGATGCTGAGACTAGTGAGTTCTTCGCATAACTCCTCTACGTTTGTAGAACACAAGCCCTGCCCTGCCTGTAGAGATACAGGTGGGGACAGGTCAGGTGATAACTTGGCTATCTATTCTGATGGTCACGGTTATTGTAATGCCTGTGGTCACTATCAAAAAAGTGTCACCGGTGACAAACATTATGAGGAGGAAACATTTATGCAAACAATAACACCGAGAGGTGTGGCTAATGCGTCAATTAAGGACAGACGCATATCATCTAACATAACATCTAAGTTTGGTGTCACTGTTAGTTACGACAAGACCGGTAAGATAGAGAAACATTACTATCCATACTACGACTCTAACGAGAGCAATAGGCTCCTCGGATATAAAGAGAGAACTGTCGCAACTAAAGAGTTTCAGATTATTGGAACGAACAAAGGCTCAGGACTATTCGGACAGAATGCTAACCGCTCCGGTGGAAAGTATCTGACTATCTGTGAGGGAGAAATTGATGCCCTCTCGATTTCAGAAATGTTCGATGGGAAGTGGCAGGTGGTCTCCCTAAAGAATGGGGCGTCTTCTGCGTCACGAGATATCAAAGATAATCTAGAATACATAGAGTCTTTTGATAATGTAGTGCTTTGTTTCGACCAAGACCAAGCCGGGTTCGATGCGGTCAAATCCTGTCAAGATATTATATCTGTCGGCAAACTAAAGGTATGTAAGCTACCTATGAAGGACGCTAGTGATATGCTAGTGAACGGAAAGGTTAAAGAGTTTACCAATGCTTGGTGGTCTGCTGAGTCTTATACTCCTGCAGGTATCATCAGAGGTAAGGACACTTGGGAACATCTACTTAAGGATGAGAACTTACTTACTGTTGACTATCCGTGGCAAGGTCTTAACACTTTGACTTATGGATTCAGAGCGAAAGAGTTAGTAACTATCACCAGTGGCTCAGGTATGGGCAAGACCAGTGTCGTTAAGGAACTAGAGTCTTACATACTCAACAACACTGAGGACAACCTAGCTATCATTCACTTGGAAGAATCTATCGAGCGTACTGTTAAGGGTCTGATGTCTATCGAAGCCAATGCTCCTATCCACATACCTCAGTACGAAAGAGAGCTGAGTGATACGGACAAGAAAGCACTGTGGCAGAAGTCAGTAGGCGACAAGAACGTATTCTTCTATGACCACTTCGGTAGTATGTCTGAGGACTCACTACTTAATGTGATTAGAACGTATGCTAAATCCTATGATTGTCAGTGGATTGTACTGGACCACTTGTCTATCGTAGTCAGTGACCAAGATGGTATACTTGACGAGCGTAAGGCAATTGATGCCATTATGACCAAGCTCCGCAAAATAGTACAGGAGACTGGCGTAGGCTTATTCCTTATATCTCATCTTAGGAGACCTCAAGGTAGGGCTCACGAAGAAGGTGGACAGGTGAGTCTCTCAGAGCTTAGAGGTTCCGCAGCAATTGCTCAGTTGTCTGACATTGTAATAGGCTTGGAGCGTAACCAACAGGACGATGACCCTATCATTCGTAACCAAACAACACTACGGGTTATAAAGAATAGGTTCTCAGGTCTGACTGGTCCCGCTTGTAAGCTACAGTATGACAGTGACACCGGAAGATTGACGGAGGTAGATGATGAACACAGCTTTTTTTGACATAGAAACTGATGGACTCAACGCTACCAAAGTACATTGCATTTGTGCGATGCTTGATAATGGTGAGTCTACTGTTTACAATTTTATAGGAGGAGAAGCCAATGGACTTTTTCGAAAATGGTTGGCATCAGAAGATGTCGACACTCTTGTGGGACACAACATTATTAACTTTGATGTTCCTGTTCTGCGTAGGATTACTGGGATGGATTGGTCTTTTAATTTACGGGACACTCTCGTACTTTCTAGACTACATAACCCTAGCCTTGATGGTGGGCACAGCCTGAGGTCTTGGGGTGAGAGGTTAGGTAACTACAAGGATGACTATCAAGGTGGTTGGGAAGAGTATAACCACGAGATGTTACAGTATTGTCAGCAAGATGTACGAGTAACTAGAGCCTTGTATCACCATCTTGTCACCGGTGACAAAGATTCTCCCGCAGTAGAAATAGAACACAGAACTGCGGACATCATCAGAGAGCAGACTGACAACGGTATGATACTCAATGAGGAACGTGCTTATGAACTACTCGCTGAGATGAAGGAGAAGGTACTAGATATAGAGGACGAGGTACACGAGAGATTTAAACCTCTGCCTGTGTGGGTAGACTTACCACATCCCGGTTCCAAGAAACACAACAAGGATGGTAGTATATCTAAGAGGTATCAAGCACAACTAGACAAGGGTGCTCACTGGAGAATTTTAACTGACAAGGATAATGACTGGGGCTACTACGAGTACCCAGAGTTCAATCTTGGTTCTCGTCAGCAGATAGCTAAGTATCTACAACACTTCGGTTGGAAACCTAAATCATTTACTGAGAAGGGCAACCCTATCGTAGATGAGAAGGTACTTAAGACTGTCAAGATACCCGAAGCTCAGTTGATTGTAGATTATCTGACACTGACCAAGCGTATAGCTATGGTAAAGAGTTGGGTTGATGCCATCAATGATGAAACTGGTAGAGTACACGGTAGGGTAAACCCTTGCGGTGCAGTTACCGGCAGGATGACACACTCTAAACCTAATTGTGCTCAAGTCCCTGCGACTAAGCACGACAAAGATGGTAAAATACTTTGGGGTTTTGAGGGTGGCTATGGGGCTGACTGTCGTAACCTGTGGACCGTGCCTGATGGCTACAGTTTAGTGGGTTGTGATGCTAGTGGACTAGAACTTAGAATGCTCGCCCACTATATGGACGATAAGGCATACACTAATGAGATACTCAACGGTGATATACACAGTGCTAATCAGAAGTCAGCAGGACTACAGACTAGAGACCAAGCCAAGACTTTTATCTATGCTTTCCTTTACGGAGCAGGAGATGGTAAGATTGGTGAGGTAGCAGGAGGTGGTCCGAAGCGTGGTCGTATACTTAAGAAGAACTTTCTTGATAATACTCCCGCATTAAAACACTTGCGTAGTAAGGTTGCAGACTCCAGTAAGAAGGGGTGGGTGACAGGACTAGATGGTAGAAAGCTACACATACGCTCAGAACATTCAGCACTTAATACTCTATTGCAGAGTGCAGGTGCAGTTGTTATGAAGAAAGCGTTGGTGCTACTAGACGAATATGCAAAGCAGTACAAGATAGATTATAAGTTTGTACTCAATGTGCACGATGAGTTTCAGTGTGAGGTCAGAGATGACCAAGCTGATTTCTTCGGTGGTCTAGCGGTAGGAGCTATCATCAAAGCAGGTAAATCTTTTAACTTAAACTGTCCATTGGACGGTGAATATAAGGTAGGTAGAACGTGGCAACAGACACACTAGTAGACGATATATATCGTATGATAGACACCAAAGAAATTCCTGATGGTGTACCTATAGAACAAGTAATCAATGACTTCGGTGAGAATGTCAAACAGATACTTAGAAACAATATCACAGAGAGCAAGTTCGATAAACGCAAGCTCCGTATGTCTAACATAGGCAAGAAAGATAGACAGTTGTGGTATTCTTACAACGGATACAAGGGTGAGGAGCTTATGCCACACACTAGAATCAAGTTTCTTTATGGTCATTTAATTGAAGAGATGGTACTAGCACTTACTAAACTTTCCGGTCACGATGTGACACACGAACAGAAGAAAGTAGAAGTACAAGGTATCAAAGGTTCAATGGACTGTAAGATTGATGGTGTATTGACTGATGTTAAGTCATCATCACCATATGGTTTCAAAAAATTCAAAGACGGTTCTCTAATTAATGATGACCCCTTTGGATATGTAGACCAAATCAAAGGCTATGCTCACGCTGAGGGTACAACAGATGTAGGTTGGTTAGTTATGGACAAGACCAACGGACACCTGACGTATCTTAAGTACGATATGGCTGATGAATCTCAATGGTACTGGACTAAGTTAAACTTCTTCTCGATAGTAGATAGAATCAAAGCTATTAAGAATATAGTTAAGCTCAGCAAACCACCTAAGAGATGCTACGAACCTATCCCAGACGGTAAGTCAGGCAATATGAAGTTACCTGTAGGCTGTAGTTATTGTGCTTACAAGTATGATTGTTGGGATGGACTCAGGACATTTGTATATGCTAATGGACCGAGGTACTTAGTTGAAGTTGAGAACTTACCTAATGTAATAGAGGTAGATAAAGATGGCAACAAAGTTTCGGAGTAAGCTAGAGAAAGAATGTGCGGAAGCACTGGGCAGAGAGTGGAAGTATGAGCCTTGTAGGATTGCATATACGATACGAAAGAACTACACCCCTGATTTTGTTAAGGGTAAGTATCATATAGAAGTCAAAGGGTTCTTTAGGAGTGGTGACAGACAGAAGTATAAATCAATTGCTGAGCAGTTAAGTTTTGAAGGTAAAGATTTAATCTTCTTAATGCCACGCCCCGACTCCAAGGTAGCCAAGGGTAATAAGATTACTTATCGACAGTGGTGTGATAAGTATAATATTAAAATATTTTCAACTAAAGAAATTAAGGAGCTTAAGAAGTGGACGAAGATAACATAAATCCTAACCATTATAAGCAGGGTAATATTGAGGTCATAGACTTTATCTTAGACCAAGATATGGATTACCTAACCGCCTCTATAACTAAGTATGTCTGCCGATGGCGATTTAAGAATGGTATAGAGGACTTAAAGAAAGCTCGATGGTTCTTAGATAAACTTATAGAACACGAGGGAGGACAGTATGGCTCTAACTTTAAATGAATTAAAAGAGCGTATTGTTAATGTAGGACTAGACCCTTGTACTCTGTGTGAGGTATTGGATATAACAACAGAAGATATCTTACACGAGTTCGAGGATAAATTAATGGACAAGAGAAAGGAGTTTGAAGATGTTGATGATAACGACTGAGAACTTTATCCTAATGATGGTAGCAATCTTAGCACTGGGGTCAGTAATGATATGGAGACACGGAGCTAGATGTTATGACAGAGGGATAACTGATGCGATACTTATGCACAGAAGCGGAAGACTTAAATATAACACTTACTTAGATGACGATGGGAAGAAAATGGTAAACATCGAAATCGACCCACTGGAGGATGAATGAATCAATTACCAAACGATTACCAAAACTTCATTGCACTTAGCAGGTACGCACGATGGCTACCTGAGAAGAAGCGGAGAGAGACTTGGAAAGAAACTGTAGCTAGATACTTTGACTTTATGGAGGAGCATCTAAAAGAAAATACAAACCAAGAGTTAGTACCTAAGACTAGGAAGATACTTGAGGAAGCAGTATGTAACTTAGAAGTTATGCCTAGTATGAGAGCATTGATGACCGCAGGTCCGGCTCTTGCTAAGAATAATATAGCAGGGTACAACTGTGCCTACCTTAGTGTAGACCACCCGAAAGCATTTGACGAGTGCCTATTTATATTGATGCACGGTACTGGTGTAGGGTTCAGCGTAGAGAGACAGCACGTCAATAAGCTACCTGATGTACCTGAAACTATGGTAGATGTAGAGGATGTGATTGTCGTACAAGATAGTAAAGAGGGATGGCAGTCTGCGTTCCGTAAACTTATCACTTACTTGTATGATGGTGAGATGCCTAAGTGGGACTTCTCTAAGGTGAGACCTAAGGGTGCTAGACTTGCTACCTTTGGTGGTCGAGCCAGTGGTCCTGAACCTCTACTTGATTTGTTTAACTTCTCTACTAACATATTTAAAGAAGCAGGTGGACGTAAGCTGACTAGCTACGAGTGTCACCGTATGATGTGTAAGATTGCAGAGGTTGTAGTTGTAGGTGGTGTACGTAGGTCAGCTATGATTAGCTTGAGCAACCTCTCAGACATACGAATGCGACAA